GCACCCGTAACATCGGCCTTATCGCACAGATGGCATATGAATGGTGTCAGCGTTTGGGTGATATGCGTATGCTCACATGGGATAGTGTTAATCTGGTTGACCAGACAGTGCATATTGAGCAGTCTAAGCGTAAGGCAGAAGTATTTCTACCTATAAGTGATGACTTACATCAAATGCTTATACAACAGAATGAAGACTTTGGCTTTCAACCTTACGTTGCCCCTCGCCCATACCCAATTAAAGGTGAATACCTGCCATATACACTACACAAGCTTCCGTTATTCGGTCGTGAGTTGATGGACAGGGCAGGTCTATCACGTGAGTTGAGATTGTCTGACCTACGCAGAACAGGTACAACAGAAATGGTAGAGGCAGGTGTCGGTATCGGACAGATAATGTCGGTCACAGGACATGCTAACCCACAATCGGTTAAACCATACATGAAAAACACTCTAAAAAGTGCAAATTATGCATTGACGGAGCGTAAAAAACATGATATTTAAACACTTAAAGTGTTACATAGAAAGTGTATTATATGTTAAATGTATATAACATTATAAGTGATATAGATATTCCTGTTGGTCACACAAAGAGGATGAACTGTCCTAACTGTGGCGGTGTAAAGACATTCACTGTGACTAACAACATGGGTAGCCTCGTATGGAATTGCTATAAGGCTTCCTGTGACCTCAAGGGTGGCACTAAAGTTCACATGTCTGTGGATGATATACGTTCTACAATGCGTGACGTTGAATCATTTGCTGACACAACATTTGAACTGCCGCCTTACGTGGTCAATAGACATGACGTATACTATGCCAAAAGGTTCTGTGACCAATGGGGTCTGGACTTTGAAGAGCATGGTCTTATGTATGATGTCAAAGAAGACAGAGTTGTGTTTCCTGTCGTACATGATGGCAAAATTGTTGATGCTACAGGTCGGGCTGTACTAAAGCGGTTGCCAAAATGGAAACGATATGGAAAAAGTGGCTTGCCATATACTTACGGTACTGGTAATGTCGCTGTCGTTGTTGAGGACTGTGTGAGTGCTGTTGTAGTTGGTGGTTGTAGGCTGCGTGGGGTGGCTTTACTAGGTACAACATTAACTGAACAGAATAAACAGTATCTCTCGCAGTTCTCAACAGCAGTTATTGCACTTGACCCAGATGCACTTCCGAAGACGCTAGACATGGCACGTGAGTTACGTGGTCATGTAAAGGATGTGCAAGTACTCAGGTTGACTGATGATATAAAGTACATGCATCCTGATGACATGGCTAACTTAAATAATTTAGGAGATAGATAATGGAACTTTCACTTGTAAGAAGTCTGATGGAAAAATCATTCTATGATGACCATCGTGGCGCACGTTGTCCAGACAAACTGTTCAGCAAAGATGTTCGTAAGATTAAACAGGCTATTGATACAGCTATGGAAAGGTATGACCGTACTGTAACACCTGATGAGATTGAGGCATTGTTCTTGTCAAACAATCCTACAATGACAACTGCACAGAAACAGGCATACTCTTCTCTATTCAGTAAGATAAAGAAAGAACAGCCTATGGGCAGTGACATTGCACAGGAAGTATTGTCTAAACTATTTCAACAGGTAGTGGGTGAAGAGGTTGCTAACATTGGCTTTGATATGGTCAATGGTACACAGTCCAGCCTTGAAAGCATACGCAATCTTGTTGAACAATACAGTGATGACTTTACACCTGACTTGCGTGTTGAGTGGGATGACATTGAGATTGATACACTGATGTCTAAAGCTGACCTTGAGGCACGTTGGACGTTTAACATTCCTACGCTCACACGTAAGGTGGAAGGGGTAAATTCTGGTCACTTGATTGAGGTAGGTGCTAGACCAAACACAGGTAAGACATCTTTCCATGCCAGCTTAATTGCAAGTCCGGGCGGTTTTGCACATCAAGGTGCTAACTGCATTATCTTATGTAACGAAGAAGGGTATCACCGTGTAGGTGCAAGATATCTGACTGCCGCAACAGGCATGACAATGCAAGAGATTAAGCAGAACCCTAGCAAGGCACGTGACCTGTACGCACCTGTTAAAGAACGTATCAAGATTAAAGATGCAACAGGTCGTGATATGGCATGGGTAGAATCTATATGTAAAACATACAAGCCAGATATTGTGCTACTTGATATGGGCGATAAGTTTGCAAGGTCGGGTGGCTTTGCTAGACCTGATGAAGCACTCAAGGCTAACGCTATCCACGCTCGTCAGATTGCCAAGCAGTATGAGTGCGCTGTATTTTATATGTCTCAGCTATCTGCAGAGGCAGAGGGTAAGGTACTACTGAACCAGAGTATGATGGAAGGTTCACGTACTGGTAAGGCTGCTGAAGCTGACCTCATGGTTCTGATTGCTAAGAACCCACCAGTAGACAATCAAGAAGAAGAAGATACAGAGCGTCACTTGAATGTTGTCAAAAATAAGTTGACAGGTTGGCATGGTGTAGTGCATTGTCAGTTGCAGTACAGAACTTCAAGGTATGAAGCATGAGCCAAATAGAAATGTTTGACATTGTACAAGAGGTTTGTGAGGATGGGTTGGTATGTATCAAATGTGAGATACGCCAACCTGTCACAAACTTTCAACAGATGTCTTACACCAAAACAGGTGAAGCAGAGATAAAGCGTACTTGCCGTTCTTGTCAGAAAGGGCATCGCAAAGTAATTGCTGACCTCAGAAAACAAAACGCATATCCACAGGATAAAAATTACAAATGTCCTATCTGCCAACGCACTATTGATGAAGTCAATAAGTTTGGTCAGAAGCTATTAGGAACATGGGTGCTTGACCATTGCCATGACACGGATACTTTTCGTGGGTATATATGTAAGCACTGTAATGATGGTCTTGGTGGATTTAGAGATGACTTGACTACAGTTATAAATGCTGTTAGATATCTCCAATCCCATAAGGAGAAGTTAAATGAAGTTAACACTTGACGTAGAAAATACCACTGTCACACGTGACGGTAAATTACATCTTGACCCATTTGAGCCTACCAATTCACTCACTATGGTAGGTATGCGAGATGATACAGGATGTGAAACAATTGTAACCTTTGACCACAGTGAGTGTGAACCAACCCACAAAGGACACGAAGTTGTTCAAAACAAACTAGACAACACTACTGTTCTTATCTGCCACAATGCTGCACACGACTTGCTGTGGCTGTGGGAGTCGGGCTTCAAGTATGATGGTCCTGTCTTTGATACCATGCTTGCTGAGTATGTGTTACAGCGTGGTCAGAAGCAACCACTATCGCTAGAGGCTTGCGCTGAACGGTATGAGTTGGACACAAAGAAGCAGGACACGCTAAAGAATTATTTCAAGCAAGGCTATAGTACACGTGATATTCCACACCATGAGTTGTGTGAATATCTTGTTGCTGACCTTCGTGCCACACAACAACTGGCAGAAAAGTTGATGTATCGTCTAAAGAGTTCAGATAGCAGTTTATATGATACAGTTACTTTGACTAATCAGGTATGTGTTACACTGGCACGTATATATCAGAATGGTTTTTACGTTGATGAAGCCGCACTGGATAATGTGCAGAAAGAGTTTGAAGAAGAAAAGAAACAACTTCAATCAGACTTGCAACAACAAGTACGTGACCTTATGGGTGATACACCTATCAATCTGAACAGCCCAGAACAACTGTCATGGGTTATATATAGTCGCAAGGTGTTGGACAAAACACAGTGGGCTAATCGCATTGACCCATACATGGATGATTCAGACTTCAGAACTACAATGAACATAGGCACACAGAAGCTGACTAAAACTACAGCAGAGAAGTGTGAGCAGTGTGATGGAACTGGTTATGTCAGAAAGGTAAAGAAGGATGGAACTCTTTATGCAAAAGCAAATAGATGCCCTTCTTGTGATACTATGGGTTATATTCTCCGTCCTTCTACTACTGTAGCTGGTCTGAAGTTTAAACCACCTTCAGCTAAGTGGGCATCTGCAAATGGTTTCAGTACAAGTAAGCAGAACCTTGAAATACTGGAACGTGTAGCCAAAACAAAGGGCATGGATGAAGCTGTATCGTTCTTGTCTAAGGTACGCAGACTATCTGCTGTTGAAACATACTTGTCCTCTTTCGTTGAGGGCATTAAGACACACAAGAAGGCTGACGGTAAGTTGCATGTCCGTCTACTACAGCATCGCACTGCTACTGGCAGATTCTCTGGTGCTGACCCTAACATGCAAAACATGCCACGTGGCGGTACATTCCCTGTGAAGAAAGTATTCGTGTCACGTTGGGATGGTGGTAAAATTATGGAAGCTGACTTTGCACAGCTAGAGTTTCGTGCAGCAGCTTACCTATCACAAGATGGAGTAGCTATTGAAGAAGTATCTACGGGATTTGATGTACACTCATATACCGCTTCCGTTATTACTAAAGCTGGTC